CGTCAGGTATCAGGCGATCAACAACACGGCGCGGATCATGTACGAGCGCATCCTGGGCGACTGCCCGAGATCCGCCGAGCGCACGCTGGCCATCCGCAAGCTGCAGGAAGCCAGGATGTGGGCGAATGCCGCCATCGCCTTCAACGGACGCACGTATCGCACCTAGCCTGGAGGCGACCGACCGCTGTGCGCAGACCCAGGGCGCCATCCGCCGACTCCAGTGCGCCGGGCACACGGACTTCTATGGCACCTACTTCGTCTGGACTCGACACTTCACTGGCGGTCGTTTCGCTTATCGTGTTGTTGATTACAGCCAGCTTGCTCCTGAGCGTATACCTCAAGTGGTGATATGACCCAGCCCACCGCGCCCGTCACCCAGAACAGCACCTACGACACGACCACCTACGACGGCGTCATCGGCCCGCCAGGGCCGACTGGGCCGCAAGGCAACACGGGACCTGCTGGACCGCAGGGTGCTACCGGGGCCACCGGCCCCCAGGGACCAGCGGGCACCCAGGGCCTGCAGGGCATACCGGGACCCACGGGTCCTGCTGGCCCTACAGGTCCTGCGGGCGCCGTCGTCAACTGGCGCGGCGGCTACGTCACCACCAGCACCTACCTGCAATACGACGCCGTCAACTACCAGGGCTCCTCGTACATGGCCAACGGTACGGTGGGCACAGGGGTCATCCCGCCCGCCGCACCGTGGGTGCTGCTGGCCCAGGTCGGGGCTGCGGGACCGACCGGGCCTGCAGGACCTACGGGACCCATCGGTAACACGGGGCCTGCTGGCCCCACGGGTGCGGCTGGCCCAGCGGGGCCCTCGGGACCCCAGGGCGCCAATGGCGCGGACGGCGTGGCGGGGCCCACGGGACCGACTGGCCCGCAGGGACCCGCAGGCGTGGCGGGCACCAACGGCGCGCAGGGACCCCCAGGTCCGTCAGGCCCGATGGGCCCCAGCGGCCCCACGGGCGCCATGGGCCCCGTTGGCCCTGAGGGTCCAGCCGGACTCGGGCTCAACATCCTGGGTGAAGTCGCCAACCAGGCCGCGCTGCCTGCCCAGCCTGTGCCGCAGAACGATGCCTACACCACCGCCGACACGGGCCACCTGTGGACGTCCAACGGCTCCGCGTGGATCGACACGGGCCTGGTGCGCGGACCCGCTGGCCCCAACGGTCCCACGGGACCCACGGGGCCCGAGGGGCCCACGGGCTCGCAGGGGCCTGTCGGACCCGCTGGCCCACAGGGCGTGCAGGGTCTGACGGGCGCGCAGGGTCCCGTAGGCCCCGCAGGTCCGCAGGGCCCCCAGGGGCCGCAGGGTCCGCCAGGCAACCCGTTCGGTGCCCCTGTGCTGGCCATCGGCACCGTCGTCCACTGGCGACCGCACCCGACCACCTACGACAGGTACGGGCTGTGCAAGCCCGCCATCGTGCTGGCACAGACTGACAGCACGGGCAACAACCTGGCGCTGGCGGTGCTGGGCACCCACGACGGCCCCGTGCTGTACGCCGATATCGTGCCCACCGGCACCAGCGGCGGCCAGTGGCACTTCATCTCCAACTGCCCGTACGGTTTCAATCTGCGCCAGCCCAACCTCGCCGCGCTCGAATCCAACGGCGCGGTGCACGTTCAGACCGTGGAGGTCGCCAGTGTCTGAGTCAGAGACCGAAGTCATCCTGGAGCCAGGCGACCCTGGCTACGTCGACCCCAACGCCCCGCCCCCCGAGCCGCCGCCGCCCCCTCAGGACCTGAGCCATGTGCGCCAGCCTGGCGAGACCGACGCCGAGTTCCTGCACCGCACGCGGCACACCGTGGTGCAGTCCACCTCACCGCTCGACATCGTGCCCAACACCCCGCAGATCGTCTTCTCGCCGCAGGAGGCCCCACCTGAGGAGCCGCCCACGGAACCGCCCACCGAGCCGCCCGTCGAGCCCGAGGAGGACAAAGCCCCGTGACCATGCCGCAGGCGGCGTCGATCGTGATGGGGCCGCCAGGCTTCGCTTCGATCTCCAACGTGCAGGTCATCCCCACCGCGACCAACTTCGTCGTGAAGTGGCTGACCGACCAGGCGGTGCAGAGCGATGTGGTGTGGACGGCGATCACCGACGCCGCGCCGCCAGGCCAGGGGCCGTACACCGGCACCGTTGCCGAGGCGGGACCGTTCACCCAGCACAGCGTCACCGTCACCCCGAGCCCTGCCGCTGGCGGCCACCAGTACGCCTTTCGCATCACGCTCGACAACGCGGATAGCTCTGGCCTGACCCAGCGCGACTACGTCGGCACGGTGCAGCTACTCGGCGCGCGTACGCCGACGACCAAGCTGGCGCCCTCGGTACCTGTGCGCTTCTACCAGTTCGGCGGCACGCCGCCACCTGGCGCGGGCGGTGGACCGACCGGCTCCAACTGGAACACGTACACCTGGGCGCAGTACAACCCCAAGGGTACGACGTACCCGACCCCGTGACGGTCGGCGTCGCGGCCAAGCCCGCGTTCAACTACGGCTGGCACAACTACAACTGGTCGACGTACTACCCGCCCGTCGATTCCAACCTGGCCTGGGGCGCGTGGAATACCTTCAGCGCTACGGTCGACCCCGACCCGACCGCCATCCTGTGCCAGGGCAAGTGCAACTACAACGGCATGGTGACCATCGTGTGGGGCACGCGTCCTGGCGCGTACACCGGCAGGAGCCTGCCCATCCCCGTCAGCGTCGGGGTGAACTTCGCGTACCGCATCACCCAACTCAAGCGCAAGACGCAGTATTACGTCAACGCCTACTTTGACGTCTCGCCGATCATGATCGTCGGCGGCATCCCGCAGTCGGGCGTCCGCCAGTACGGGGAAGTGACGTACACCACCACATGACCAACACCCAGAACTTCAACGTTGGGCCTGGCGTGCAGGCCGCCATCGACGCCAACAATGCCGACACGAGAAGCGACGAGCAGTACGTCGTCTTCGACGAGGGCAACAAGATCTCGCGCACCTTCGCCACGGACGGGGTGTACTTCTACTACGAGCGCGACAACACCACCCAGCGCTCTCCCTTTTGATTTCGCGGCTCCCCCGAGCGAGGGAATAACGTGGAACCCATGGACCAGCATGCCGCCCCAGGACGCGTCCTGGACCTGCAGTGCGTGTGCGCTGGCGTGGGTCCTGAGGGCCACTGGTTTGGACCCGAGCGCCTCGGAGGCGTCGGCGGTGAACCAGATCGGCTACTGCCCGAACTGCAACCCAGGCTGTGGGATCTCGCCTTCCTTGGGCTTGTGCGACGCGAGCGGGCCTGCATTGAGGGCTGTCTACTCCAGCTACGGCCAGAACACCGACCAGGCGTGGCTTGACTTCGACACGGTGTACGCCAGAGCCCTGGAGACGACGGGCCAGATGTCAGGCGCGGCGTGGTACCACTGGGTGGCGCTGCGTGGCGTCCAGGGCGACAACCTGTGGATCGCCAATAGCGCGCCCGGCTACAAGGGCGTCTACGATACCCTGAGCCGAGGACAGTTCCAGAGTCTCGGTGGGTTCAGCGTGGTGTGGCTCGTATGATCCGCGCGTGCCGCTCTATCGACCGCGCCACACCTACGCCGAGTATCCGCAGGCCGATCCGCCCAGCCCTGTTACCTGCGCTGTCTACGTGCTGGTCGGCCTGTTCATCATCGCAACAGCTATCTACATCCTGTTCAGAGCAGGAGCACTGTGATGCCAGGAGGTAAGTCAGCCGGACCATCCGTCAAGAACCCCGACACCTACGAGGCCCTCAAGCGCCAGGGGTTCGGCAAGGAGAGCGCCGCCAAGATCTCCAACGCGGCGCTCGCCAAGGGCTTCAAGAAGGGCAAGCACCGCAAGCCAGGCGAGAGAGGAAAACCGCTGAGTGGCAAAGGCAAGTAAAGGCGGCAAGGGCGGCAGCGGTGGACGCTGCGTGCCCAAGGGTAATTCGAGCCATGGCACGCCGGCGTCGAAACGCACCGACAAATACTGAGTGCTGGCACTGCGATCGGTGCTGGTGGGTATGGATAACAGGAGAACTGAATGCCCAGACAGGCAGCTAACGCGAACGCGATCCAGGCGCTGAACCTGAAAGGTCCGCAGGGCGCGCTGCAGCTTCCCCCACCTGTGCGAAAACCCAGCAGGGGTGCACTGGGAGGGACGACCCCACGTGCGGGCAGGACGCGGCTCCCTCCCGAGATGGCGCCTGCCCAGCGTGGTGGTAAGAAGAAGGCCGCCCCGCCCAAGAAGAAAGGAGCCAGGTAGTGGCTGGTATCAAGCGCACGGGCAAGTCCTCGGGGGGTGCCAAGGGTAAGGTGGGCACCTCGAACCTGTTCCGCAAGAAAGCTCCCAAGGGGAAGACCAAGAACATCAAAGCCGGGTGACGCAGGTCTCGAACCGCACGGGGCTGCAGGGCCTCGACTTCGGGCGGCTGGCCAAGGCGCCTGGCTCAGACTGGCTGCAGGCGTGGGAGGACCGCGCCGCCGCGCGCGTGGTGCCCTTCCGCCCCGTCACGCCCGAGGAACGGCTGGAAGCCTTCCGCCGTCTGAACTGGCGCCCGCACGGGCTGTTCGTGCCCGACGACGAGGAGTGGCAGCACGACCTGCTCAAGCGCGTGCGCGCCATCGGCGAGATCGAGTACGCCGACCACCGCCTGCGCGCCTACCACCAGCTACAGGACGAGACCGAGATGTGGGCCTCGGACGGCACCGAGGGCCACTGGACGGGCCAGCAGGCGCTGGCGCGCTCGAACGCCAGGTTCAGGATCGCGGCCTGGGGGCGCCGTGGCGGCAAGACCACCGAGGCCGCCATGGAGGCTGTCGGTGTGGCCACTCTCCGACCGCGATCCTGGATCTGGCTTGCCGCGCCGACGATGAAGCTCGTCTCGCGCGCCTTCGACAAGGTCATGGAAGTCGTCAGGGACATCGGTCTCAAGACGCGCACCATCCGCGATACGACCCAGGAGAAGCTGTGCATCCTGGACAACGGAGCCCGGCTAGAGGGTATGTCGCTGGAGAACATCTGGTCGGCGGCTGGCGCCGCGATCGACCTGGCCATCATCGACGAGGCCGCTCAGATATATCCAGAGGCGTGGTCCCGCGCCATCCTGCCGCCGCTCACGGATCGCAACGGACAGGCACTGCTGATCTCCTCCTGGGAGGGTGAAGGTGACTTCTTCCACCAGAAGGCCATAGACGCGCGGGCCGACATGGTTGCGCATGGCGGCGAAGCAGCGTGGGAGATGTTCCAGGATGCCTCGTACGACATCAACTTTTACGCCTTCCCTCAGGGCCGCCAGACCCCCGCGCTCCAGCAAGCAGCCAAGGAGATGGAGCCGCACGAATTCCTGGAACAGTTCGGTGGCATCCCCGCCAGCGCGCGCGAGCGCGTCTTCCCCGAGTTCAAAGAGAAGGTTCACGTCACCGACGTCGAGTATAACCCCGACCTACCTGTGCTCCTGGCCGTCGATCCATCCGGTGGATCGAACGCCTACGCCATCCTGGCCATCCAGGAGTACACCGACATGACGGTTATCTTCGACGAGGTGTACGAGACGCACCGCTCGACCGAGGAGATGGCCGAGATCCTGGCCTCGCGCCCCTGGCTGAAGGCCGCGCAGACCTCCAACGAGGGCGATCTGCTGCCGCAGTGGGACATCCAGGGCGTCAGCGACATGATCTGCGACTCGGCGCAGCCCGAGGAGATGCGCCGCTGGCAGCGCATGGGCTTCCCCGCCTACATCGTCGACCACAAGCCGCAGGTCTTCGAGCGCATCCCATTCATGCGCAACCAGATCAGGGACCCTGTGCGCTTCTTTCGGTTCTACAGGTCCAGGGTCAACCTGATCCTGGAGTCAATGGGGCGCGAGTCCGACTCCGATGGGGAACTGAATGCAGAGGAGCAGCGTGCACTGGTGATTCAGGTTGAGGAGAGCCTGAACGACGAGCACCTGACGGGCCAGACACTCCAGTATCTGAGAAGCTGCGCGCGGATCCGGGTGGATCGCGGCTGCGTCAACACCATCAACGAGTTCAAAACGTACACGTATCCCAAGCGTCGGCGGCTGAACATGAACTACCAGGAGAAGCCGCGCGACTGGATGAACCATGCCATGGACGCGTGGGGCTACTACGTGTGGGTCCGCAAGCGCTTTGAAGGGGAGCCCGAAGCAGCCAGCTACAGCTATCTTGAGACGCATATCGAGCCGCTGGAAGACGAGGAACCGGATGTTACCGCCCCGCGTATCGCCCCTGAGGTGTTGGCCAGGATGCCCATTTCACGCTCGCGGGCATTCGTGGATCACATCCGAGGCTTTCATCAGCGCAGTGATTACGAGCCAACGTCGTATCTTGAGGTCGCACACCGATGATGGACGGCGCGAGCCCCGAGGGGGGTACCTCCCCGTACAGGGACGAGATCGACGACAAACCGACCTACGAGGAGGTGGTCTACTGGCGTGACCACCTGGTGGCTGAGTGGGGAGACCTCGATGAGGCCATGGAGGACGAGGAGGATCTGTACTTCCAGACCTTCGACGTCGAGTCGCCTGGAGGCCGGCTTGCAGTCAAGACGGGATCGGCTCCAGCGGACGCGGACGCAGCCATTGATTCGCTGGTACCTCCAGACATATCTGTGCGTGTCCGACCCGCGCGGGCACGCCAGAAGTATCGAAATCAGGCCGATAAGCTGACGCGCTTCGGCAAGGCGATGCTGTACTCCTGGCGGCGCCAGAAGGACGTGCTACGCCAGATCCCGACCGACATGGTCATCCGCCGCGTGGGCATCTTCAGGATCATGGTCGACCGCACGCTGTGGCCCAAAAAGCCTGAAGCCATGGAGGCTCACGGCCCAGCCCCCGTGCAGGACGAGGGCGAAGACGATGAGGCGTACGAGGACCGCGTCGAAGCCTGGGAGGACGCGGATCCTGAGGAGGTCTGGGAGGTACGTCACCGTCGCAAGAACCCGATCGTGTTTCAGCGGCGTGATCCACGCGTGGTCCGCTGGCGCGAAGCAGACGACGGGGAACTGCTGGTCGTCGTCGAACACTACCAGACCTCGAAGACGGAAGCCCTGCACGCCTTCTCACGCTACCCCGACACGGCGTGGGCCGTCAGGCACATGCTGCCCGACGAGCTAGTGTGGGTCGACGACGTGTGGATCGGGCGCTGGCGGTGTCTGATCCTGAACGACCACCCGCTCTTTGACGTCGGGGGTACTGGCGCGTATCGCGGCGTGGCCGAGCATGGTTACCCCGAAATGCCGTATGTCATCGCGCCATTCAGGGAACTCACGTTCGAGGACATGGAGCGCCGCTATCGCGGGATGCTCACCAATGCCGCCGGCCTGTACCCCATCGAGAGCAACGTACTCACGATGCAGATCTGGATGCTGGCCATCAACGCCTGGCGCACGTACCTGGGTTGGACGAAAGACGGACGTCAGATCGAAATCCGACCCGGCCAGTATATCCCCATTGACCAGCGGATAGGCGAGTATCTCAAGATGCTGGAGGGTCAGCCCGTACCTGACGAACTCCTCCAGACGACAAGCGTGGTCGATCAGTACATCCAGCGCAACGGTGTAGCTCAGGGACCTCGGAGCGCCGAAGGCACGCGCAGCGCCCAACAGCTTTGGGCCATCCAGTCGATGCGCACACTCAAGATCGAGAGTGCCAAGGACAGCCTGGTCCGAGCGATAACGCGTGCGCTGGAACTCGCAACCATGGAACTTGAGGTATGCCTGCAGGACCGTCTCGTCCTGCCCATACCCGGCAAAGATCGTAACGGCGAAGATCTCGGCGAGGTCTCGATCCGACCTGAGGACGTCGACGGTTACTGGGATGGGTGGGAAGTCTCCCTCGGTCGAAGGCTTGACCCAGCGATACTTGAACAATGGAAGGCCCTCCAGGCGCTCCAGGCCAACAAATGGATGCCCCACCGAACCTCCATCGAACTCAGTGGTGCAACAGATAACCCACAAGAATGGCTCGACGAACTGGTGAGAGAAGCTGTCGATGCACTGCCGTTCGTTATAGAGCAGGTCGGTCTGGAACGGGTCAAGAACTGGTTCGGAGAAGATTCGGAACGCTTCATTGCCCTGAGCCAGAAGCTGCTCGAACAGCAACAGCAGCAGCACAGCCCGATGGCGCCAGGCGGCGGTACGCAGCAGCACACCGCGCTACCCAAGGGCGGCGCCGCCGTGGCCAGCGCGGGCGACCAGATGGCCAAGGGCACCCAGAGCCACGCGTCGCGCGGCGGCGGGCAGCCCGGAAAGCAGCCGCCAGGCGCGCGCGGGCAACAGCGCGCGATGACCTAGACTGAGGGGCACTGTGGCAAACGATCCGATGACCTTCTTCCAGGCGATGCGCCCGCCGTCGCCTGCGCCCAGCAACGACATCCGCGCGCCCGCCTCGAACCAGTCGCGCGAGCTTCACGGGCTGGCGATGGATCCTGGCAGCCCCAGCTACCGCGCGCGCATTCCGCCGCCGCCGTGCTTCCAGTGCGGCGAGGACCACGTACCGGGGCACAGCTACGATCACGCCTGGATGGCCGAGCCCGCCCAGGTGCACGACGAGCCCGTGGCTGCCGCGCCCACGTACCGCAGAACCCAGACGGTCGACGTGCTCGCTGCCGCTGACGTCAGCCGTCGTGTGGCGCTGTACGTCGGGCGCGGCGACATGTACGTGATCGCCGTCGAAGAAGCACCCGAGTGGGACGTCGTCGAGGGCGGCAACTTCCGCGTCGAGCCCGCCTACGTGCTGTCGCTGGTCAAGCTGGCGCGCGCGCTGGGCGTCAAGATCGTCGACAAAACGGGGGGCGACCTCCTGATGCTGGAGCAGGAATATGCCAGCCAATATGCGCAAGATCATGGGCGAGGTACCCCGCCCGCTGGAGATCGAAGCCCACGACTCCCAGGACCAGCTTCCCTTGGGCCGCCGCAAGATCCCCCGCCAGGAGCAAACGGACCGGACCCAGGCGTATCTGGCGGGAGTAGCGGACGGGTCGATCCCGCTGGATGACGACGCGGCTGAGGTGATCAGGAGCTACCTTGACAGACACCACGCCCAACAATGACGCATACCGCGCGGGAGTGCGTCGCATGCACGACGCCCTGGCCGCCCCGCCTGATAGTGACGTCCATCAGTCGCCAGGCGGAAACGGCCTATATATTGATGCTCAGCCGGGCTCTGCTGAGTTCGCAGCACAACACCTCACAGGCTCGTCGGCTCCTGAACCGCTTATGGAGCGATGGGACGGCATCGGCGCCGAGAGCTTTGGACCCGTCGAACTCATTGATGGCCGCACTGGAAAGAGCATCGCCCGCGTCAACCGACACGCCCGCAAGAAGCTCTGATGTGGAACCTGCCCAGCCAGAAGCCTAGAGCCGCGCTGACGGCTGCCGCCGAGCGCCTGGGCGCGGGCGCCGCCGACCGTCTGGGACCGCATGTGCTCGCAAGCCCGCCAGGCACGCCCGCCCCCGTGGATGCCATCAACTACACCCCGTCCACAGGTGAGGTGCATCAACCCGGGGTACTGGCGCCCGTCGACCAGCTAAACTATTCGCTCATCCCCCAGAGCAGAATGGGGGCTGGGCCTGGTTTCAGCGCAGGGAAGGGCATGGGCGCGGGCGCCGCCATCGGCGCCCCGCCCGTGGCGCCTGGCCAGGAGCGGCTGATGGGGCGCTACTCGGCGCCCGCCAGCATGGCCTCGGGTACGCCAGGACCTGGCGAGCCGCCGCTGCGGCCTGGGCCGTTCGGCACGGGACCCAACCCGCGTGCCAAGCCCAGCGGGCCTGGCGAGGTGGGCATGCAGCAGCGGGGTTCGATGGCGGGCAACCTGATGCGCTGGGGCATGGGCACGGGCACCGAGATGGGCGCGGGCGACGAGAGCACGGGCGTGCCCGACACCAGCGACCTGCTCTCAAGCGGCGGGGTACAGACCGCGCCCGACAACAGCACGGGCGGCGGCACCACGGGTACGCCCGCGCCATCCGCCCCCGCGCCGCCACCCCTGGAAGCCGTACCGCCTGGCTGGCACCAGGAAATCGAGGGCGACGGCAGCCCGGGCTCGATCGTCTGGCGCGTCGGCCCCAACGGCGAGCGCATCCCGATGGGCTGGGTTACTTCGGTAGACCCTGTGAGCCGCTCGCCGCGCATCGCGGGGCTGACCGACGCCGAGCGCAAGCTGATTCAGGGTGTCGCGCCGAACGCCACGGGCAAGCCGACGACCAAGATCTTCAGGAACCCTGACGGCACCAACCACATCTGGACGCTGACCCCTGACGGCGCCAAGGGCACCGACCTGGGGCTGAGCGGCAGCCAGCCGTCGACCAGGGCGCCCGCGACCAAGCACTCGCCTGGCGACAGCTATCCCGTGGGCGGGCTGATCTACACAGTGGGCCCAGACGGCCAGTCGCACTACGACGCGCAGGCGACGCAGGCGGCCATCGACGCCAAGAAGGCGGGCCAGTCGGACGCCAGCGTGCAGGCCGAGGTCATCCGCGCCGCCGAGGCATCGGGCGCCACCACGCCGTACACCCTCACCGCGCCGATCAACGGCCAGATCTACGCCGTCAACCTGCACGATCCCACGGGTAAAGACGGCATCGTCAAGGTCGGCCCCGAGGATGTCGCCAAGGGGATCATCACCGCCGGCAACAGCGTCTACCGACTCGCCGACGACGGCAAGAGCCTGAACCTGCTGGCGCAGGCGCCCAAGGGCTACGCGGTCACCAGCTACGGCGGACGGGTGATTGCCTACGACGAGGACGATCCGACCAAGACCCAGACGCTGTACGAGGATCCCTCGTACCAGCCCACCGCACAGGCCAACATCGACTACACCAAGGCGCAGACGGCCAAGCTGCAGCAAGACCTGGTCACGGGCCAGATCGACGCTGCCACGGCCAAGGCCAAGCTGGCGCAGACCGCGCACGACCTGCTGCACCCCCAGCCTGTGAGCACGGGCGGAGGGATGTTCTACCCGGCTGGCATGGACGTCACGGTTGACTACGGCAGCCTGGGGCCGATGCTGGGCCTCAGCAACCAGGAGATCAACACGGGGCCCGCCGATCCCGAGAACGTCGCCACCGCGCAGATGATCATGAAGTTCCTGGGCGACCTGGGCGGCGCGCCGCAGCAGACGCCGCAGCAGACGGCGCAGCCCAGCACGGCGCAGACGCAGACGACGACCACGGGCGCGAC